TTAAGCGGCAACGACCATGTAGCTACCTGAAACCCTAAACACCGCACTACCGACCACATCAGCAAGTGTCAGGTTGCTAACCATCCCCGCCGCGTACTTCTGCAGGCTCACAGCAGATAGCCCACCAGACATAGAGCAGGTAGTAAAGGTGATGGCCGACGAGGTGCCGTTGTTGAGCTGAAAGATCATCGGGTAGACAAGATCGGCTCCTGGATTCGAGCTGTAGCCTTTCGCAGCCAGAGGCAACCCCGTCACGCTGAAGCGATCGGTTGCTGCACCACTGGGTAACGTACCTCCCAACCTGACAAGCAGCTCGAAAAACACCCTGTTGCCGATCCTGCTGTAGCTCCCAAACGCGACAGATATGAGGCTGCTGCTCACCGGAGTTGCCACACCGGAGGTTGAGACCAGGCTCAAGCCAGGCGTGAACGTATCCTCAGTGACCGCACCGCTTGGAGTCGCCCAACCGCGAGTGGACAAAAATTGCTGTCCCCCGGATGGTGGTGCAGGTACAAGCCCCTTCGCACCTGCTGCAGTAGATGTAGATGGGCTCATTTCTGGTACGCCGCTGTTCGACCCGGTCCCGCCCTGGGCGAGACTCAGAGGAACACTAAGACCTTGAAGCTCAGTGATGTCGTTGTTCACGCCCTTGAGCGCACGCGCACTCACCTGGGCCTGCAGCTTAGCCAAGGCAATCAACAACTGATCCGTTGCTGCAATAACAACGTTTGCGCCGGATGCTAGCCCGGACAGCACGGTCGAGAGCACTCGTGCACCTGTGAAGTACTTGTTGCTCGCACCCTCCAATAGGCCATCAGATGATGTCAGTGCGTCCAATCGGGCCTTCAGCGCGTTGGTGAATCCGTTTGTGTCCGGGTTCGACTCGTATAGGGCTTTGACTTGAGCTGCAGTGATAGGGTCTGCAGCGCCGGACTTGACCCACTTGTTGTCGGTGACATCCCAGATGTAGCGCACAGCATCGGCACCGGCACCAGGATCGACATCTGCGTAGTCACCAGCACCAGGAGAAGACACGCCAGCAGTCAACGCAGCCAGGCTAACGAACACACCCTTGAATCGGCTGCTCTCCAGCCCGGCCAGCTTCGTCTTCTCCTCGGTCGTGTAGTTTGCCTGTGACAGCCCATACCCCGTCAGTTTGTCTACCTTCTTGTCCAACGCAGTTTGCTGTGCAGCTGAAACGGGCTTCTGAGCATCGGGGGTGTCATCAGCATTGGGTAGACCAACATCCACCTTTGACAGCACCACATCACCGGTCCGGCCCGCGACAGACGAAACAGCTCCGCCACCGCCTGCAGAGGCAACACGCCAGGCCCCATCAACAAACTGGTAGTCCACCTTTTCTGACGCGACATGAACCCGCCAGCCTGGTCCTGGAGCAAAGTACTCCCAGCCAGTTATTGAGTTGGGATCAGCAGAGTACCGGGCGATCTTTCCGCTGTTCGGCTCGGCCGTGAGCAAGTAACGATCGCCGTCTACAGCCCCCGAGGTCGGCACAGCAGCTATCCTGGACACAACGGAAGGCTGTACCAGGGCATCGAGCGCGCGCCATTGGCGCAGCAATTCCTGGAAGTGCTGGTCCCCAGCTGCGCCGCTGACCAGCACCCCCAGGTTCGGACTGTTGGTTTTAAGTGTCACTGGATGATCCCTCCAAGTTTTTCACCCAGGCGAAAGCCCAGGCCATAGCGAACGACTGTCGCTTCATGTTTTTGCCAGGATGCAGAGCCATCCCGTACTGACTCCAGAGTTACCCGAACAGTGCCGGCCAGACCATCGGCCAACTGGTCGCCGACCGTGTAGGCAAACGCAGTGTCTGTGCCGGTATAGGCCCGCATCAGTGTGTTCCCGCTGTACAGCTTCAAGCTGTAGGACGTACCAGTCTCTGGACCGATATCGCCAAGCGAGGTATCGATCAACTGGTCCGCCTGGGTAAGCCGGTCGCGATGAGCCCATGAGAAGTCCAACAGAGAGCCAGATACGCTTTCCGGGTATGCCGCGCCACTCACTCGGAACCTGCCTGGCGGATACGGTCTGCCCTGGCGCCCCTGCAGCGCCAGGCTGTCGGTGCTGGCCAGTGCCGGATCAAGTTGCCCCTGACTTGTATTGGTGAGCATGTGCGCCTGCAGCGTGACGCCCGCCGAATACGCTGTCTCATCAGCCCCCTCAAACCCGTCGTAGAACCAGATACGCGCCCCTGCGGCATGCTCGGCCGGAACCGTGTCGCTGCAACCACGGGCGATGGTGATCACGCCAGTTGAGTAGTCGATGGCGTCGATCCGGACAACCTCGTCATCGAGCAAGGCAGCCATGCCGACCCCAACATCAGAAAGCCGTGTCGCCGAGGTGACCTGCACAGTCAGGTCGCGCTTGCTGATGCGGGCAACCAGCTTTCCGGTGGGACACCAGTCATGCGCTCCTCGATCGACGAAGTCACCGCTGCTTCCAACCCGGTCGGTCAAGGTGTAGCTGAGCGACAGAGGGGTAGGCGCCTCGGCCAGTGCGCAGGCGTAGCAGGCTGTGGTGTCCAGCAATTGCAGGTTTGCGGGGTCGATTACACCGGCCAGCTCTCGGTACGGGAGTTCGAACAAACGACGAGAAACGATTGCTTGGGGAGTCCGGTCAGGCGGCAGCCAATTCGGCGGCTGGACGGCTACAAAACTGGATGCTGGCATGCCGAAAACATCCTGAAGCGCAGTGACAGTCATCCGGCCATCGTCCAGAGTGCCGTCCTCGATCCGGCCGGCGCGCACAACCACCACCTCAATACCACGCCTGATCGAGCGGACCCGGAACGGCTGACCTGGAGTGAGATTGCGTGCGCGCCGATCGAGCACGACCTTGTATCGCTTGAGACCGGAAGTCTTGATACGCAGATCCCGGCTGGCCAGCTTGCCGGCAATCTCCCCAGTCGGGGCTCCGGGGTACTCAACAGTTTCGCTGGATCGCCCTCGATCACGCTGAGCGATCGCACTGTTCACCGCGCGGACAGAGCGAATGTCACCGGTTATCGCGTCCTCGTACTTGACGATCAACTCGCTCGGCGTCGAGTCACCGTCCCCGCTGGACGCCTCCATTTGGGTGATCTCAAGCAATCCACTGTCCTCGTCGAACAGCGGCAGCGCATTCACATCGTAGTCGTCGCGCAGCAGGCGGATGCTGATCAAGCCAGTGCTGCGATCTAGATAGACCTCGGCGCTGATGTGGGAAAGCACACTGTCACGGAAACTCTTGAACGAGTCACTACGCTTCCACTCCAGGCACAAGCCGAACTGCTCGCTATACAACTGATCGGCTGCAGCACGCCATGCTGCATCATCCATGTACTCACGCGGCAGGCCCCGAAACCGTCGGCCCGTGTACATGAGAAACAGGATGTGCGCAGGGTTCATGGACTTGATCGCGTTGTTGGCCAGCCAGATGAATTGCTTCTCTGGATACCAGGCTCCGCCATCATCCCAGAGCCGGTTGCCGCCTCGGCGCAGAATCATCCAGGGCTTCGGGTATGGGTTGATTGAGGTGATCAGACCGGAGTAGAACGCCGTGGTAACACCACGGAAAGCCGGGACGATGCCGCCGAGCATTGCTGCAAGCCTTGAAACGACGGTTTGGTTTTCATCACCAAACATGACGTCCAGCGTTCCCTGCAGGCCACCTTCACCCTTATCGCCACCAAACAAGTCAGGGGCGTTGATGTACACCTGTCCATTGTTTGTGATCGATCCCGACCAGGCCACCTTGCCACTGGCCTGGATCTGGCAAATCTCGTCGACGGGCAGGCCAACACCAAAGTGAATGTCGAAGGAGTAGCGATACCCAATCGTCTGCGACTTGCTGCTACTGCTCCCCATCAGCGACCTCCCGCGCGTGCTCAACGACGTGCTTGGCCAAAGCGTCGCCGGTGGCCAGCAGCAAGTCCTCGTCTATGCCGTTCTGCAGGAAGTCGTTCCAGTCCAGGTCGTGCCGAATGAAGAATGCACGGCACTGCCGGTGGCAGTAGCCCTGGCGGCCATTCCAGGTCGGCACCGTGTTCAGGTGTTGAATCGTCACGATCACTTCTTGCCACCCTTGCTCTTGATGGCCTTGGTCCTGTAGTTGCCCACGGTCAGTACCATCCAGGACTTCGTCCACTTCTGCCCAAACACAGCGGTCATCTCCTCACCCTCATCGCACAGAGGAAAATCAATATCCTCGAAGGCCGTAGGCTTCGGTTTCTGCGGCTTGGGTGCGAGCGCCACACTCAAAATGTACGAGGCAACGAGAATTGCGATCTGTACCCACATGACTCACCTCACCAGACTTGGTTGCCGTCGAACGGCGATTGCCCCTGGAGCATTGGTTGCCCACGGAAGTTGTCCTTGTTCGAGAACTTGCCGTCGCACGTCCCGATCAAGAAGTTGCAGCCGGGATAAACGCGAATCCCACTTGCTACCGAGATACTGTCGGTGCCCCCCAGCATCAACAGTTGGTCGCCCTGGTGGCTCTCGATGTGCCGGCGATCGAAAACACCGCTGCCGATCGGCCAAGCAACAAAGCCACTGGAGAACCAGCCATCGGGATATGCTGCCGCTGCAGCCACGGTCAGTGTCGTACCGGTCATGCTTTGCACCTGGGCATCGACCCGATAGAGCTCAAGGTTGACCTTGCAGCGCCAGTCACCCAGTACAGCCGTGCAAGTGCGGTTGTAGGTATCAGTCAGGCCGGGGCGCTCCATGCTGGCCTCAATCGAAAGGCAACTGATCTGGCAGCGATCGAGGGCGGACCAATTGACCGCCTTGATGCTGCCGACCCAACTCACCATCACATCGGTATCGCCGTAGTGCATGTCTCGCACGACCAGCCGTACCTCATCACTGGGTGCACTGGCACGATAGAGCTGGGCAACTTCGATATCTGCTGATGCGGTGATGACGAATTTGTCGGTGTTTGGGTCGCCCGACTGCAGTATGCCGTTGTCGGTGATCCCTCCACGCAACGTCTTGAACACCAGGTTGTTCCAGGTGATGTCACGATCGCTCGTGTTGTAGCTCCAGCGCAGCACTCCACGGCTGAAGTCGTACAAGCGTACCGGCTGGCCAGCGGCAAGCGATTGCTCACGGTTATCAAAACTCATCGTCACGCACTCCGCGGAATGTCAGTTGCGTCGCTGCCAGGCCCTGGCTGTCGGTCATGTGCTCAATCTCAACGGTGTCGCTGTCCAGCCGGCACATCACCAACCAACTGATACGCCGGACGTCAGTGGGCAGTACCTGCCGCCCGAATGCGGAATCCAGCGCCAGGCGCTCCAGGTTGTCGTCGACCTCGATGCTTGCGGTTATGCGACGGTGAAAGACCGTGCCGTCCAGGAACTCGACGCGGATGTCCCTCCGACCAGGCTTGCTGCCAGCAAACCGGGTGTAGCCGACATTCACCACCTCAAGGGTTGTGCTCACCTCCGTGGTAACACCCAGCATGGTCAAGTCATCGGCATGAGTAGGAAGCCACACTGCCTTCTGGCGGCCAGCGAGCGCATACAGCAGCGAGCGCAGAGCCGAGCGCTCGCTACGCCCGAGCTCAAGCCAGCGGTGCTGCTGAACAGGGAATGCACGGTTGGCGGTGTCTGTGGTGAGCGGCATTGCGGAGCCGCTGTCGAGTGTCAGCAGCAGACGCTGATAGCTGCTGGTCAGATCCTCGGTTTCGTCCGGGGGCACTTCATAGACTGGGGCATCTCTGTACAGTCTGGTCGGCATCACCGCTGGCCAGTCCGATGGCTCAACGAGTTCGAACCGCACATCTGCGGAACTGGACATATCGGTCAGGCGGGTAAGCGTGGGCTGTTCGACGAGCTGGGCGCTGCGCACGGGGTAGAGTCTGGTTCCAGCGGGCCATGATTTCTGGGTCTCTCGCTTTAGCAGGAGCCCAGTTGCGTCGACCGAGTCGATCTCAACCGTCTCACTTTCGAATGCCGACTCGCCGCGTAGAATCGCAAGGCCACCGGCACGGAAGTCCAGGTGTGTGGTTTGGCATGGAACGGTGAGCACACCTGCCGGGATCGCGGTAATGGTCAGTTGGACATCAGGCCAGATAGGGAGAGCCCAGATCCGTGCACTCCATGCAAAAAGTGCAAGATCGAGAAACTGGCGCTCACGCCCGTCAACGATCATGGGCCCTTCGAACTCACGACGTGGCGCCAGGCGAAGCGCTCGCCGCTGCTCCACACCAGTCTCCGACTGCAGAATGTCGGTCGCCCAGGTCAACCGCTCGATGATGCCGTCTGCCCAGTCGGGCGTGAATGTCCAGGCGATGATGCGATTTGCTGTAATCCGCAATGTCGTGAATAGGGCACCGTCGAACACCCACTTGATGCTCGCATCCAGGGCTGTTGCCCCAGTCGTCCCGACCTTTACCTGCCAGATTCGCTCCTGCAGTGGATTGAAGAGAACAGGTAATGGAGGCTGGCCTTCGAGTGATACGCCTTCCTCTATGCCCTCAATCGCCACCAGGGTGTGCGCTTCAAAGAAAGCATTCCAGATGTACACGTCGCTCGACTGCGTGCTGACAACGTTGCCCAGGGCAAGCAGCGCTGGTCGGATGTGTATCCGATGGTAGAAGTCATGGCTGTAGCTGGTTGCCTGCTGGGTTTGGATTTCATGGGCGGCGGCGGTGATTGGCCAGTGGTTGACCAATAGCCCTTTCTGAGAATCGCCAACGTCGGCGGCATGGGGCGGCCAGTTGTCCAACCCGAACCTTGAGAAGAACGACCCCAGGTATTGATTCTGCACTGAGCCCAGCGGCGACTGAGCTTTCTCGACCAACAGAACGCTCACAGTCAGGCTCCGTCGTATCTGATGGCCAACCCGAAAGTACCTGATTGCATCAAGGCATAGTTGTTGGTGCCATTGATCATGCCATCACGGTTAATCGTGTCCTTACGAACAAATGGATACACCCTCCAGCGATCCTGACCGAGCGTGATGATCTGTTTCGGTTCGTAGTAATCGATGCGTGTGTAACGTGAGTGCGCCAGATCAGCTACCAGGCTCATTTTGCTTGATGGCCTCGGCAACCAGACCTGGATCGGTAGCAGGACTGCCTCACTGTTCCAGGCACTCGGCAGACGCTGCAGAAGGGGTATCGCGCTTTGGGCGGCCGATGCACCAGGGTTTGCGCTCCCCCCTCCGGCGGCCCATTGCTGATCATCCATACCCACATGGATAAAGCTTTCCAGATACTGCGGCCCGGACAATGCCGCCTGGTGAGATCTCCAAAACAGGCCGGGTTGAGAATACACACCTGGCGCTGTCAAACTGCTCCAAAACTGCGTAAACCCAAACTGATTAGTGGGAGAGTCCTGATTGAGTGATGCACCAAACCACATGCCCGTACCAGGAACACCAGAAACATTGGAAACACCCCAAGCTGCCCACTGATAACGATCAACGCTGTAGTTGAGCATGAGGTAAACCTCATCAGGGTTGCTCAACACAAAGATCTCGTAGGTGCTCGGCCAAGCGATCCCCAGGCTCTGGTTAGCGCCAATTTGAACGAAGCTGGGGCAAATGCCTGTGAGCGCGTTGCCGGCACCAACACCCGTTCCGCCTTCGAATGTCATCCGTCCATTCGATGAGGTCTGCACGCGGATGTTGATCTTTCCTTTCACCAGGATCGAGCCGGCCAGGGTGTAGCCGCTCGACACGCATGCATCAATGAGCACGCTGCGCAGATCCTCAATGCTGTTTACTTGCCCTGAAAAATAAGCCATCAGTCGAGCCTCATTGCGTAGTAATCGGTGAATCCAGTCCGGGCCACATCCTGGATGACGACCAATGAGCCAGCGGCGCTGGTGTTTTCAACTGCGTTGTTGAAGCCGCTGATGAAGAAAATACCGTCGAGCTCGCCGTAAACCCCGTTCGCATCCGAGAGCACAACAGGGAACGTCGTGTACACGCCCTCGGTGTCTCGTGCCTGAGTAGCACCAGCATGAATATCGCTGTTCCATGGCCAGCAGTCAGGTTGCTTCCAGGCCCCGTCGTTGAAGCGCGTGCGCAGGTTCGGTCGGTTTCCTTTGTACGGGATTGAATGTGTGGTCTCAGAAAAGCGGGTTGCCGGCACACCGTTTAACATGCCGCCACAGGCGATCGGGTATGGGTACTGGCTTGGTGTCGCGTACGGCAAGAACTTGCCGACGTAGCAACTTTCATAGACCGGCGTTCCAACTTTCATTGCCAGAGCAATTCGCTGCGCGTTGAGGGTCAGCCAGTAGTCAATGCGGTTGTTGTGAGCTGGGACGCCGGAGAGCATCACACCAGGCTGAGTATCGAAAGAGTTGCCTGGGACATATCCAGTGAATGCTGCAGCTACCAAGTTGTAGTAGTCCGCACCCGCATCCTGGTAGGTACGAAAACCGACAAAAATCTCATCGGTGCCAGATAGCCCCACACCCTTGAGAATCAACTCACGGTTGCTCGATGCTGTGTCGTACCGTAGTACTTGCCAGCCATTCGAGCTGGCCAGATCCCTGATCTTTGCCAGCATCTTGTAATGCGCGTGGACGCCGCCGCTGTTATCGACAAAACCTATTTCGTGAGGCATTTCTAGTCTCGAAGTCCAAGTACAGAACGGAACCGCGCTGGGTCCCGAGAAAGAGCGACGACCATCGCCTCCGTGCCCTGCGGCGTGTTGTAGACGGTGTCGGTAATACGGCTTGGGTCGTCGACCAAGTAGAAGTTCTGAGAGTTCTTCAGGGTGGCGCTCATGGCTTTCGCAGGCTCAGCGAGGCGACCACTACCGATGGACGGCCGGGGCATGGCAGGCGCGGGAGTACCAGCCAAACCGCCCGTGCTGTGGCGAACCGCCTTGGCGTAGTCATCGAGCGCGGCCATCCCGCGACTGTTGAAGTCATGTAGGAAATGCAAGGCTCCGGGTTGTGTCACTACCGCTGCACGCGTCACGAACTCATTGTCAGAGAGCCAGGCCGCGATACTGTCACTGGTGCCTGTACCTGGTCCGGTGATGTGACCACCTGTTGCTGCCGCAACCGCAGCTGAAGCGCCTACGGAGAGTGCGGACGATGTTGCCGAGCCAGCGGAGCCCGCTGCACTTGCTGTAGCAATAGCGGTTGCCATCGCTGAGGCCGCTGAGGCGCCGGCTGTGCTGATCGCCGTCCCCATTGTCGCCGCTGCGGTTGTACCACCAGCGGTGATCCCGGTTCCCATCGCTGCAGCGCCGGCACTCGTTGCACCGGTAATCGCACTTGCCGTCGCTGCTGCTCCTGCAGTGTCGGTAGCCACCTCGGCTCCCGAGGAGAATAAGTTCGACAGGCTGTCAGTCGCCATCTTGGCCAGCTTTTGTGAGGCAACGCTGGCGAGCGAACTGGCGATGTCCCTGACGAACGACAGAGCGGCGTCCTTCAAGTCCATCGTGCCCGTGGCCAGCCCCTCCAGGGCGCTCTGGATGCCGGTTTCAAAGCCGGCTTTCAGCGCGTTGCTGAGTTCGTTGGCCACGACCCGTAGGTTGCCCAGACGTGCCTGCAGGTCCTTCACGCGCTCGATCGCGGCGGGATCGCCTGTTGCCTGGGCCAGCTCCTGCATTTTCGGTACGAGCTTCTCGACCTGGTCGGCCGTCAGCTTGTTGAGGTCCAGGATCTGCTGGCGTGCACCGACCTCGCTGATCAGGCCGGCCTGCTGCTGCGTGTTGATCGTCTGCTCGCGGCGCGATTGCTCACCGAAAACCCGCTCGATCTGCTGCTCAAGCTGATCCAGCTCCGCTTTGGCCTTGTCGATGTTCATGAGCTTGTCGACGAGGCCCGCACCATCGACATTGCCTGCAGCCAGAAGACGCTTCTGCAGGGCACCATATTTTTTCTCGATCTCTGCGCCAGCCGCGTCGACCGAACGCCCGCTGGACTTCAAGTAGTCGACCTGTAACTGAGCCAGAGTTTTCAGGTCCTTCGCAGCCTGGGCATCAGCTTTCTTCTGTTTCTCCGCAGCATCGAGCGTGGCCCATGCAGCTTTCGCCCGAGCAGCCAGCGAGCCGGTCAGGTTCCGCTGCTCAAGCTCGTACTCGCGCAACGCGGCCTTGCCTTTGCCGTACGTACTGGCTTCCTTTTCCAGTTGCTTGACCCAGTCTTCATTCTGCTTGGCCAGCTTCGCAGCAGCTTTGCCGTCATCAGTCGGTTTGAATGGGGTACTCGGGGCCGTAACTGTCGTTGCAGGCAGCTCCACGGGTTTCGATGCGACCTTGTTGCTGTCGAGCATCTGCTGCCACTGGGCAATCAGTTCCTGGGTGTTGCTCATCGACAACTGGATGCGCTCAGCAGCCTTGGTGTCGTTCTTCTCCCAGGCCGCGTCGAGCCGCTTCTGCGCGTCGTCCATGAACTTGGTTTCACGGTCGATCGATTCTTGTATGCGTATCGGGTCATCGCCGGCAGGGCCGTTCACTCGCGATGAGATCTCTTCCGCAGCGAACTTGATGACACCGACGGTGCTGGCCGCACCCTTGACGCCGAACTCAATGAGTTTGCCCAGGGACTTGATCAGGGTGTTCAAACCATCCTTGACCGCAGGGTCCTTCAGAATTGTCTGCAGCTCACGGATTGCGTTTGTGTAAGAGTCGATGAAACCAGCTTCGCCGGCCTCGATCTTGAGCTCTGTGAAGGCGTTACTAAGGCGATTGAGTTCGGAATTGAGACCTTTGGCTGCCTGCTGTGCTGAGCTGCCATACGCCTCCTCAAGGGCGGCGCCGAAGCGCGGCAGGAATTCGGCGGCCGGAATCATGCCTTTTTC